ATGCTTTAGGTGATCCTATAACTGTATACCAAATTGATGATGGTATAGATGAAGGAATTGTGTATTTCTTAACAAATGATGGAGATAGGTGGTATTGTAATGGTGACACAAAATATCATAATGATGGAATAGCCAATACGACCAAGTTGAAGAGCTTAGGCACTAACTATTCATATATTCTTTTTGACATCTATTTACTTCTGCTATATCTATGCAGTACATATCGTTAACAAATATGTAACGCTTGGTTCCGTTTTGCATTTTCAAATATGCTTTACGTTTTAGGTGGTGTTAACTTAACTATTATTTCATATATAATAGAAAGTTTCACTTATTCTTTAACTGGACTTTACTTGAATCACTTAGCACAATCACCTTTTTTCCTTTGGTCTAGTCATGCTTTCATTAATATAGTTACAATCATTATACCATGGATCTTCTTAGGAGCACTCATATAAAACTTAGAAAGTCAAAGGTCAAATCATAAACTATTTATACGTTTTTGTATTGCTTTATATCTTGCTTATGGTGTAGTTGGTCAATGGATTTGGATATTGTTTGTAGTCATTCCTAAACTTCCTGATTTTTATGGAGCTATTGATGCTGACTATTTCTGGTCTATACATCATGAACGTAATCGTTTGTGGAAGATACCTGTTGTACTTTCTTAAAACTTTTGTTCAATCACATCTAGAATACGAACTCCTACTATAGACCTAAATCCTTGGAAAAATTTTTTCATCACACCTTAAAATGTTGCTAAAGCTTATGACGACCTTCTTAAATATTGTGATTGTAAACAAAAATTCTTCTAAAGTTCTTCATAATGGTTCAAAGGTGAAAATACTCTATTTGCATGTTATGGTACGTGTGCTTTAAACACATTGTATGCACTATTCGGTCGACAAGGAGGTACAACACTACTTCCTGATATGAAAGTATGTGATGAATATCGAACATTTGCTCGACATGAGTTAGACAAATTGTTTGAAAAACTTGAACATGATCGAACGTATTATTCTTGGGAAGATTATAAAGCATAAAATTGTGATCAATAAAAGATGAAAAATTATGAAACATGGGCTGAACGTTTTGGATATGAATCTGAAACATAAGCTGCTACAGCTTTTGATACATTTCCAAAAGGAAATGAATATCAGTTGATATCTACATCTTAAAGAAGAAAAGGTACGTAATCAGCTAGAGCTAGATGTATTATGTCTGGTTCAAAACAATTCTTTAAATACTCTGCTACCATAAACTACAATATACTTAAAAGAGTTAAGAAATATCTTCCTGGTTTCGTAAGTGCTAAAAATGAAGATGGTCTAGCTGAACTCATTACATCTAAAACCAATCCTAATGTTCATACACATACTATAGCAATTGATGGATCATCACATGATTCACATTAACATTGGACATTAATAGATGCAGTTGACAACTACGTTATTCGTAAAGAATTGGACAATATACTAGGATACAACAATTGGACACACTTAAGAAAATACTTGCGTAGGCATTTTACTGGTCTTAAGAGCAAAGTTACGTATTATAATCGAAGACGTAAAGTAAAGATTACAACA